GTAGTGTCGTCAGTCTTTAACGGAGTACTCAGTGTCATTTCGAGTATTATGAATGCGGTTTGGAGTGTTATTTCGGCTATCTGGGGTGCGGTGCTACCATTTATTCAGCCAATTCTGAATGTGATGAGTGCTGTTATCGGTTCTGTTTTCCGTGGTATTTCCGCTGTAGTTAGCTCAGTAATGAATGCTGTTAGAAACTACATTATCCAGCCTGTAGCTACTGCTGTGAGCTACGTTGTAAACACAGTAGGTCAGATTGCTACAGCTATTGGAAATACTGTCAGAAACGCCTACAATGCGGTCGTAGGTTTTGTTGGAAACTTCACCAGTGCAGGTAAGAATATTATCGATGGTATCGTCAAAGGTGTTGTTGGTGCTAAAGATGCAGTTATTAACAAGATTAAAGAAATCTGTAGTGGTGCGCTTAACGCTGTTAAAAGCTTTTTCGGTATCAAATCGCCGTCGCGAGTTATGGCAAAGATGTTTGGTTATGTCGTTGAAGGTGGTGTCAGAGGTCTCCATAATAATGCAGGATTGCTTAAAGAGGCGTTTGATTCCACGTTCAATATGCTTCCAGAATTAGTAGCTGAGCCGACTATTGGTGCTACCGTAAATTACGGCGCGCAGGCTGCCCGAGCTATGACCCCAGATAGTGTCAATCCAGGTGGTGGCAGCCAGACAAATATCTATGGAGATATCCACGTTGATTCCAAAAATGACGACGAGACTATCCTTGAAGAGCTTGATAGAGGCGTGGTATTATCAGGTAAAGGAATGGCGACGGAGGTCTAAATGGAAAACAGATATGACAGGCATGTATTTATCGGTGGGTTGGATATTGACAGTATTCCATATTTTGAAGTGGATTCCGTTCGACCAGACGCCGTCCCAGATAGAAATATTGCGACCGCTAAAATGGCGGAAGAAGACGGCGAGTATTTCCTTGATAGCAAATATGGTAGTCGCAAAATTATCGTGAACGCTCACTTTAACGCTCCAGAGCGTTGGGATTATGAAGAGGCTCGTGATAAGCTGCTCCAAATGCTCAATAGTGAAGATGAGGTGGCTATGGAGTTTGAGCAGGCTGGTTCAAATCGCCTGTATTTTGGTGTTTACGAGACAATTGCTTTTACGTATAAAGAACGTGGATTAGTTCTTGTAGTGATTACGTATCGAGCTACTCAAGCATTTGGCACTGAGACCTCTTTGACAGTTCCGATTGAAGGTGTCGAGTATCAAGGTTCATTAGTAAAAACGTTCTTAGTTCGTGGAAGTATCCACGCTAAGCCGTATATTACGTTATCGATTGCAAGGTTTGAGCCAGCTAACGAGCCAAGAACAATCTCGATTATTTCACAGTACGGCGGTCTTACGCGTCGTATGGATATTGAGCAAGTTTTCCAAGGTGGAAGCACTCTAGTTATTGATGTTTCAAACAATCATGTAATGCTCAACGGCGAGAAAGTAGCATATTCTGGACAGCAGCCAAAATTACTAGGTGAGACGACGCTCACGATTCAAGATAACGCAACTGTTAGTAGAATTACTGCTAATGTAAGCTATAACGCAAGATATTTGTAGAAAGGAGACGAAGATGAAGACGATTTACTATGCGAATAAGGCTCTTAACCATTTTACGAAAGTAGAACAATGTCAGCAGCCAGAAGGTTTGTATTTAGCTTTGTTTACCGAAGAGCCAGGAAGATACGCTCCATATAAAGGTGAAGTTGAAAACTATACACGCCAGAAAGTGTCGTTTGCTCCCTCGGACAATGGTATTTCGAGGAGCAGCGAAGCTATCGTTTTTCCGAAGCTGCCAAATGTGACGATTAAATATTGGGGATTGTATGATGCGCTAACAGGTGGCAATTTGTTGGAGTACTTCAAGCTCCAGTTTGATTGGGTTATTGCCCCAGGTGTTGAAAAAGAAATTGGCGCAGGTGATTTGATTATTAGAGAGGAATAAGATGTTTGTTACTGAGTGGCTAATTCCGAAAAATGTAGTTCAAAAGAAGTTGAGAAATAGTGATGAGCTGTATTTTCAGAATGTCTCAGTGCTTACACAAGGCTTAGAGCCAAAGTTCCCCTACAATCGAGCAAATCAGACTAGTTCAGTTCCTGAAGAAGATTACGCTTACGGGCATAGCTATCAACCATATTTAGGTTTAGTTATTCCTTATCTCCATGATTTTAGACTTGTAAGTCGTGGTGAAATTGCCAATAAGAATTTGCTTGTTGAAGAAAAAATGCTATCAGATGAGAATGGTAATATCGGTAACAGATTAACAGACGCGTTGTCTTTTGAGAATTCTAGTGATTTTGATTCAGTAGCTAATGTTGATGGTGAAGAATTGGGTAGTGTATATTGGAATATAACCAAAGATGGGCAAAAATCGCTATCTGTTTATAAATCAAAACCAGTAGTTCTTCCTATTTCGACAGAAACATTATCCAAAAGAAATTTTACTACTAAAATGGGCGAAAAGTATCGAGCAGAAGTATGGGTGTCTTCTATCAATTCCGAAGCTATGTTTAGGATTTATGACCTTGCAAATAATCAGTTCGATACAGGCTATGTATTTAAGTTACAACCTTTAGTTTGGACAAAGCTATCAGTTGATTTTGTTGGCACAGGTAAACCAGTTTCATTAGCTGTTTCAACCAATGATGGCGAAGGAGGTTTTTTTGTAGATGATGTAGTAATTACAAGACCTGGAATTATTGAAGTTGAAGCAGAAGTTCATGATAAGGCGGAAGATGTTATTCGATATGATTATGGTGTAGCTCTTTCCTTTAATATGAAGCAGAATAATGTTGACGAAATCACTGAGTATTTGGTTTTAACTGCCTTACATCCCGATATTCCAGAAGATGCAAGGATGCAGCGTGCGATTGTTTCTATGCAGATGGCAAACCATAACATGTTCCAGCCACCGAGTTATCCATCATTATTCGGATTATATAACGTTAAGGTTCGATACGTTTTTGATTATGATTTAAGGTTTGAAGGTTGTGGTCATTCCAGTGGTTATTTAGGCATTAAAAACCAGCAAGTTCCACAAACCAATATGAAGCGGAACTATCAGTATATGTCGTATGAAAACGGAAAGTTTGTTGGTGAGTGGACAGATGTCACCAGCGAGCCAGACACTTTGACAGCCGTAAATGCGTTTCCTGGAGAGATAACAGTAAGTTTAGCTCGTACGCCTTTTTCATTAAAGATTGATAGCGACAACTGGCAGGTGGTAGCTAATACAACACCTGAAGAGTTAGAGATTCATACTCATGAAACTATGCTGCTTGCTACCGAGTCGAAACAGCTGTTTGGCTCAGGTTCAGATATCAACTTGAATAACGACGTAGACATTATCGAGTATTATGGTGGTTACGAAAATCTTGTGTCTCACAATGGCGAAGACTATATTACTGATGAGCTAGAGCCTCTTCAAATTACAGTTGGTTATCCGATGGGTAGAACTCATTTTAGAGGTTATGTTAGTAAGTACAAAAAGAAGTTCCGTAATCCGCGTGAGGGAATTGATGTTACTTTGCTGAGCCACGCAGATGAGTATAATAACATTGTTTACGAAAGCGTCGATACGAAGATTCAAAGCAACAATCCGACCAGCAAAAAGCTTGTCGGTTTAGGTCATTATGCCGATAGCAACGTACAGTCGGTTGTTGAATATGTCGCTCAAACATTCCGAGTCACTGGACTTACAACTTTGTCGAGTATTAAAATCTTCAGTAGTAGTAGTAGTAGTAGTAGTAGTAGTAGTTATCCTACGCTCTTTTTGACGCTAGTGAAGGGTGTTCTGAATGGCGCAGTTATTGCTCAATCAAAAGCTCAAGTTTCACCAGATGCTGGCTGGGTGAACTTTCCAGTGAATGTAAAATTAGACCCAGCAGTCACGTATACGTTTATTTTAGAGACCGACCAAGCAGTTTCAAATTATGCACCAGACCCGATTACACTATATGCAGGAACAGAATATTCAAATGGAGCATTCTATATCAGAGATATTGACCGATTCAAAAATCTCAGTGGATGGCACTTGCAAAACAATTACGATTTAGCGTTTGAGCTTTACAAACGTGGAGGTGAAACTTCTGTTCTTGAAGCTAGTCAAGACCCTACTACGATGGCTCAGCACGTTATTGATTATGGAACGAGCCGAGGCTCACGCTTGAGATATACAAAGAATAGTCTAGTGCCAAGTAACACAAAGGTTACCGCTAGATTCAACGTCGTGACACTGAAAGAGGCGTTTGATAATATTTTGAAGTATCTGCCGACAGATTGGTTCTGGTACTACGACCAAGCCGAGATGGTTTTGTATGTCAGACCGAGACCGTCAAACACGACTCATATTTTTGAATTGGGTAACGATATTGAGTATTTCGAGCCAGAATATTCAATTGAAAATATTGTCAATGAGGTGTACTTTACAGGCGGTAAGAAACCAGACGAAACGACACTATTCCGCCATTATGTAGATTTGCCGAGCCAAAGTAAATGGAGGCGAGGACTAGCTAAGAAATCCAATCAGAATGTCACCACCGATTTGTCAGCTGATATTATTGTTGGTTCTTTGATTGCACGTGGAGCTAATCCAACTGTAGCAGGCGAGATTAGTATTATTCGTGATAAGCATCCAGAAATTGTCATGCCAGGTGAGCTGGTAGGTTTCGCAGGTTTTCCTGATGAAATTAACAGTCTTAAACTACAAGTTCTCCAGGTGAAGATTACACGCTACCGCTACATTGTTCAGCTTGGAACGCTGTTACCAAAGACTAGTAAACGGCTTGAGGATTTGAAGCGTAATTTGGAGACAATGGAGACATTGAATAATCCAATTTCACCATCATAATGCTATAATTAAGAAAAGGAGAGGTAGAAAAATGGCAAAACAAATTGTAGACTTAACATCGATTGTCGCAACCGAGCTATCGGTGGATGACTTGCTTGTTGTTCGTGACGTTAGCGCACAGAAAGATAAAAAGGTTCGTATTGGAGATATTGTTGGTATGCCGACAGCTGGGTGGCTTTCTGCAGTAGGTACATGGGTTTATACAGATTGTACAGATGATGGTTTGCTTACTGTAGGTGTTAGCGGTACGCCAAAAGAGAAATACTCAAAAGAGATGCGTGTCCAGTTCGTGTACGAAGATACCGTAAAGTATGGTTTGATTCGAGAAGTTGGCAATAATAGCCTAAAGATTCAGATTTTAGACTATAAAAAGATTGAGAGCGGAATTATCAAGACGCCTCAATATTCGACAGAGTTTGCGCCTGCTACGAAAGATTCTATTGATTTTACAGACCCTAGATTAGCGCAATTTATCATTAAAGAGAAAGTACCAATTGGAGTTTTGTTTGCCACGCTTACCAGGTGGGGCAACATCGTAATGTGTCAGATTATCTCAACAGCTGTTATGCCTGTTGCTTCACAAAATCTTGGTGCTATTTTCCCTGAAGGTTTTAGACCTTATACGCCAGATAAGAAAAAACAGACAGAAGCTCTTATTGCTTTATCTGGATGGAATAGTAATAGGTATAACGCTGTCGGCTCAATGAAAGTCTATTCAAACGGTGTTGTCGTTTATGTAGCTAATAACGGGCATAATGAATGGTATGGTACTGGTATTTGGCAAACAGGAGACCCGTTCCCAGAAAGCTAAACCGAATATGAAGAGCAGTTATCGCAGAATTAGAACAGTGCGTCCACGCCTAAGTGCTGTTGCTCCATTGACAGCTGCTATTTGTGTAGGTTATGGTGTGCTGGATGTAGTTCTTGGTACTCTGCTTTTTGTAGTCCAGGCTGAAGAAAGAAGCTTGCTATCAGCTAATGATTTGTTTACATATCGTTTTTGGAGCATCTTATTTTTTGTGCTAGGTGTAGTAATCCTACTTGCAATTAAAAGTAATGCGTGGCATGTAATCAGAAGAACATTGATAGTTGGAGCATTTCTAAATACCTGGTGTTTATTCACATTGGCAGTTCGTATGGCAATGGGTGTTCCAGATAATTTGATGATGCTTTGTTTATGGGTTTTTCTGATTTACGTGCAGATAGAACTTTACACTAACTTTTTGCCGTTAGAGAAGCTGGAGGTAAAGAAGTGATGGTAGATTCTGCTGTAGCAACCGCAATAGTCACGGGTATTTTCGCAGTTATCACCACGTGGCTTTCTATCCGTTTTAAGGATAAAGTCAAGAAGCCGTCCAAGCCTAAAGATAGGATGGACACTATTTTTGATGGTTATGAAAAGCTAATTGTGCAACAGCAGTCAGAAATCGACCGCAAGAGTATGGTTATCCAGTCGTTAGAAAATGTCGTTGACCGATTAGAGCAGGAATTGACCAGGACTAGGATGTTGCTTGATGAAGCTAGAACTGAGCTTAATGAGTCAAAGAAACAGAACAAAAGTCTTCGTCACCAGTTAGAAGCCATGCGCAAGGAATATGCAAAAGCAGCTTGATAGCTTATAATTAAATCAGGAAACTATAAGAGGGAGGAGGCAAAAATGGACATTTCAAACGCACTATGGGAAGCGTGGTTGTTCTATTGGTTCGGCGGAGCTTTGCTTGGTGCGTTCGTAGGTTCTATGCTGTGGTCGGCAGCAAAAGCAATAATCAAAAGAGTTATCAATTTTTTGAAAGAAGAGGATGAATAAACATGAGAGAAGGTGTAGATTATAGCTGGGGTCGTCCTAGCGGTGCTGCTTTGAAAGCAGCTGGAAAAGATTTTGTTGTTCGCTATTTGTTCGATGATGGACAAGGTGGCAAGGGTTTAGACCAGAGTGAGATTGCTGATTTGCGAGCTAATGGTATTGATATTGCCGTTGTTTACGAAGAGTATGCTAATAGTTTTCGTGGACGCGAAGCTGGTGCTGCTCAGGCTCATCGCGCTCAAGCAGCTCTCAATCATTTAGATTTGCCAAAAGATTTGCCGATTTATTTCGCTGTAGATTGGGACAGCACACCAGAAGACCAAGCTGCCATTGATGAGGCTTGTCGTGGTGCTGCTTCTGTCCTAGGTATCGAGCGTATCGGTATTTACGGAAGTTTCTATGTTATTGAGCGATGTAAAGCTGCTGATACAGCTCGCTGGTTCTGGCAAACATACGCCTGGAGTGGTGGACAGATTAGTGAACACAACCATTTGTATCAGTATCGCAATGCTCAAGAGATTGCTGGACAAGCTGTTGACTTTACCAAGGCGGTGAAATCTGAGTTTGGTCAGCATAGTGTGAGCGGTGTTGTTGTCAATCCGCCGTCACCGTCTGCAGCTCCTCAGCCGTCAGTTGTCGGAAAGTATACCGTTGTAAGTGGTGACAACTTGTCCAAGATTGCTGCCAAGTTTGGGATTACCTGGCAGGCTCTGTATGCTTACGGCAACAACCGAGCTACAATCGGTGATAATCCAAATGTTATTAAGGCTGGACAAGTACTTGACGTACCGAGTGGCGAGCCTGCTAAAGGAATGGAGACTGGTAAGCATACTGTTGTTAGTGGCGAGAACCTGTCCGTGATTGCAGCCCGTTTTGGTTGGTCGTGGCAGCAGCTGTATAACTTTGGTGGCAATCGCCAGACAGTCGGTGAAGACCCTAACAAGATTAAGGCTGGACAAGTACTTGACGTACCGAGTGGAAAAGCACCAGCTGTTTCTCCTGCACCGTCAGAAGGTGAATATTACACAGTTGTGTCAGGTGATACTGTAGATGGTATTTGTCGTCAATTCGGAATTAGCATTGATAATGACTATGAAGCGTTCAAAGCTATGAATCCAGGTTGTGGACACAATGGCGTTTGGTACAATATTTGGGCAGGTGACAAAGTAAGAGTAAAATAAGGAGGTTCTAAAATGTCAGCATTAACATCAAAATCATTTTGGGCAGATGCAATTGAGCGTGCTGTTCGGACAGTGGCACAATCGTTGTTAGCATTACTAACCGTCAATGGTATTTCTTTGTATACGATTGATTGGGGAAAAATGCTTTCCGCAGCTGTGTTGGCGGGTGCAATCTCGCTATTAACAAGTATTGCAGCATCTGGTTCGGGGGATAAGGGTACTGCTTCGTTCTTAAAATAGACAAGAATTAAAGAAAGAGCTGCAGGTAATTCTGTAGCTCTTTTTTTGCTTTTTTTCTCGTAAACTCTTGACAACTCTTGTCCACTTTGATACAATGATAATATAAAATTAAATAAATCACAGGAGGCGAATCCATGAGTGAAAATCAACCAGCAATAGAAGATATAACAAATATGGAGCTCTGGGAAAACGAGCCTACAGCAGATTTGATGGCTATGCTTGTAAGAGCTCGCAATAATATGGGGCTAGATAAGTTCCATGAGAGCATCATTTTGATTGAAGGAACTATCCGACGCGAACTAGAAAAACGTTGTGAAGAGCGTGGCGATATCGTTGCTATTAGCCCAATTATGCCAAACGGCACTTGTATAGCAGCTAAAATCGTTGACGATGTTATCTTTGACAGGTTCATTGCAGAACCAAACTTGGCTAAAAAGTTAGCCGAGGACGCTAAGTAGGAGGTTGTAGGTGAGCAAAATAGACCAGTTCGAATGTGAACATGAAAACTGCGTCGTAGAGACTGAGTGGGAGTATAATCCCACTCAGCAGCAAATCGACGAAGGTACAGACCATGACGAGAGAGTCGATTACGTTGTTTGTGAGAGCTGCGGAAAGATATTAAATGAATCACAGGAAGGTGAGTATTATGAATGAAGAAACTGTTAGTTTGTTTGAGCAAATGAACAGAGAGCTAGATAAACTCAGCGATGCCTTGAATGAGGTTATTAAAAGCGAGGAAAAAATGCAGGAGACGTTGATTGAGATGCAAGAAGTAATTGTTCAAAATGGTGTTAGTTCTGAGGATGCCTCGAAAGCTCTTGGCAATTCTTGAAGCATCTGCTATCATTAAGATATAAACATGAAAGGAGGCGAATCCATAATGGAAAAGGTCGAAATCAGAGACATCAAAAAAATGAAAGGGTATGAGCTTAGAGAGGCTATTGAGATTTTGCAAAAAGAAAGTGCCAATAAGCCATACGAAGTCTATAAAGCTGAGATGATGGTTTTTATCGAAGAAATCAATCGGCGGGGCAGTCTCATTGCTAAAAAGCACAAGAAGCAGTACCGACCATTAACATTTGCAGAATTGCGGTAAACAATCATGCGGGGCTTGAAACTAGAGAATCAGGAGCAGGAAGATATGTTCATTATCGGTGCAATTTATGCATTGGTAGTTGTCGTGATTTTCATGTTCGGCGAAGCAGTGTTTGCAGCGTTTATTCAATTATTAGCAAGGCTATTTTTAAGTAGATAAGGAGGAAAAAATGGCTACACGAAATAGTAAAAAATATACATCAGCTGAGAAATTAGGTGAGCTGATTGGCTATGTGCTAGTTGCAGCGTTTGCCGTAGCTGGCTTGATGTTTATGATTAAAGGATTTGTTTTCCTGTATGAGTGGTTGTTCTAATAATGGAGAAAGGAGAGAGAATGGCAGAGCAAGTATGGTATAAGCCAAAGCAAATCGCAGATGAGGGTTTGATTTTAGACCCAAGCGGTAACAAGAGCTATCGCTACATCCTGCGATTGATTAAGACGAATCAGCTCAAGGCGAAGATTTGGGCTGAGCAAGGTGTCGCTGATGGTTTCACTAAGCCGTACTATATGGTACATATTGATGAAATCCGTCGCTTTAACAATCCAAACCAAGACAATTAAAGGGGGCGAAAATGGCAAGGACAAAACAACTGGTAGCTGAGGGTACAGAGTATTCCCCTGACTATAATGAAGATGACGAGCTTGCGTTTAACACGATGAGCTACCAGATAATAGAAAATGCTCAGAGGCGAGGCTATCTTTTTGCATACATATGCGGGCGTAATATAGACTGGATGAGTAATAGCGGTTTCAAGTTTTTGAGATTGGACGAAATGCAGAATCTCTGGAGTGAGATTGCTGGAGTTGGTGGTAGTTTTAGGTTGAGGATTGATGAGCCAATCCGCGAAGAGTCAGACGTGATTAGAGCTGTTGTATATAGTCGAGATATGCCATGGGGCGGTTTTAGAACTGTGAGGTTTCTCAAGAGTCTTGATATTTACCGAATGCTACGAAAGATGGGTATTGACCGTGAGCGTATCGTCGATTGGTTCGACGTTGATGCGAGAACCTCTAATTCTCAAGAGGTTAGGCGTCAAATCTGTACAGAGATTGAGGATGCTGAATCTGAAGACATTACTAATCTAATTTTAACGAGAGGTGAGCTATGAGTGAGATAAAAGAAGTTGTTTGGAAAACTATTGACATTAAAATTGGAGACCTCGCACATTTTTTGACTATATGTAATTTTCAGCCAGGAAAGTTTCATCTGATAAAATCAATTACCTCACCATTCTTGATTACGGTGGTTTACGTTGAGTCTGAGTGTGATATCTCTGATTATAATAAGCTGCTCCGTGCGTTTGAACCCATCAAAGAGCTAGCGAGAACTGTTACAGAGTCAAAGAAGCAACAGGGGAAAACGCCAAATGCAAAAGATTAGAATATCAATATTGGAGTCAGCAGAGAGCTATCAGCAGTTAGCTGAGCTGCTCCGCCATATTGCCTTGCAGATTGATAATGGTGCAACAGAAGGATTTTATCCTGGCTGGGAGACGACAGTGGAGGAAAACGATGGAGCATAGCAATAAGGAGTCGGCAAAGGAATTGTATTTGCAGCTCATTCAAGACGGTGTACTTGACGAGAAGTGCGACGGTTTATGCGGAAAGTATTATGTTTACCGAAGAAAGAAGACGGCGTACCTTGTCGCTGATTTAGATAGTGCAATGCTTGTTAGAGCTATGATGGACTATCGCCGTCGTGGTTTAGATATTCCGCAGATTTTCAAAGATGAGTATGCTAGACGAAATCCCGATAGGTTGCTAAAGTAAGAAGTAAGAGCGGTTAAGCCCCACCATCTTAGATAGAAATCGGTGCAGCGGACGCTCAGAAAGGAACAAAATGGCTAGAAAAAGTCAAACGAAAGCCGTGGTCAAGGCGGTCAAAAAAACTACAAGGTCTGCTAGCGAGGATAGGAAGGCTGTGGCAATAGAACGTCGCAGGAGAACGCTCGCTGCCAAGCAAAAGGTCGAAGAAACTAATGCAAAGCTGGCTGCTTTAGCTGAGTCCATTCCCGACACGTGGGCGATTGGTTCAGACAAGGTGGAGCTGATGAGAACGATTCACCGCAATATTTTAGGATTGACCAAAAAAGGTGAGGAGCGACCAGTCGAGGATTTGCGGTTGTTTTTTGTGGAGGCAGTGCAACGCAATCTGAACCCATTTCGCGGTCAGATTCATGCAGTTTACATTTACGACAGCTCAATTAAGGGCGAGAAGCTCGTTCCTGTTACAGGAATTAACGGCTACGTCGCAATAGCTCAAAGAACTAACAAGTTTGCTGGATTTAGTGAGACTAGGTTTGAGGACTACGAGGAGGATGGAAAATATCCTGGCTATCCAAAGAAGGCTGTTGTTGATATGTTCGGCTATAATCCAGTCACTGGAGAGCGAGAGATTGTAACTACAGCTACTGTGTGGTTTGATGAGTACGTCCCGCTAGTTGATGTTTACGATGAGGACGGAAACAAAACTGGGAAGAAGAGAATCAACAGTACGTGGAGCAGGCGACCTCGTGGGCAGCTTGAAAAATGTGCACAGGCTCTTGCTATCCGCCGTATGTTCCCTGAGGACACTGGCGGTCTGTACGTCTCTCAAGAGATTGAGCATTTACAGACAGTTTCGCCAGAAGAAAATATCGACCATAGTGGAGATGAGATGAAAAATCGTATTGCTGAAGAGCTGGCTAAGAGGCGGTTGAACGGCGGAGTGTTTGAAGCAGAAACGGTGGAGGCGAAGTGATGGAAGGCTACGACTACAACCATAACGATGGAAAAATCCACACACGCTACACTGATTTAGTCCGTTGTACCGAAGGTCAGGTATTGACTGTCGCTGAAGAAATGCTCTGTGGTAGGCAGCGATTCAATGGTTCAGTTACCAGTTTTGGTAGAGTCCGTCATGAGATGTTTGCCGAAGAGTCGCTAGAGACTGGACGCACTCCAGAATGTTTCCGTGAGCTTGATGTGGAGCTATCTCTGCGTTGTATTGAACGTGAGTTTGAGATGGAGGTTTTTCCAGGAGTTGTCGTGCATAGCCGAACTGATGGCTATGCTCCAGATATTGAAATGGTTGTTGACTACAAGACCTGCACCAGGGCTGAAGACATCAACAAGTACAAAAACTCTCGTCAGCACCTGATGTATGCTTTGCAGCTCATGAATAAAGGTTTTTCAGTGAAGGGTGCTTTGTATCTTGGTGAAATCTGGGACGCAAAACGAGAGAAGCCACTAGGATATTGCCAAATGCAAAAAGAAATCACGATTCAAGATTTGCTGAAGTTTAGAAACGAGTGGCTCAAGGACAGATGTGAGCGATTGGTAGTTGCGATTAACGTCTTGAAAGGAGGCAAAAAATGAAACTTGAAGACATTTTGTTTGCTCAGTATTTGCTTGGTAGGGAACATGAAGCCATGGCTAATCGAGGAGATAAGCGAGAGGTCGGTGGTGAAATCACCAAAGCCAAAGGTCTCATCACGATGTTATTGAATGAAGCGTTTGGCAAAGGTTTTACTAAAGGTGTGGCTGTTGGATATGAGGCTGCAATTAAAGACATGAAGGAGGCTGAGAATGAAAAAGCCGTTGACGAATAAACAGGTTTATCGTTATTTGCTCAAAGAGCTTAAGGGTCTAGTTACAGTTTCTGGTGCTATTATGACAGCTGGTGTCTTTTCTGGACAAGATGCCGAGGATACAATCCGAGAACAGAACTCAGAAGTTTATGATTGTGCCGAGAGATTATTAGCATTTATTAACGAGCAGAAGGTCGCTCATGGCAACGTAGTTATTGGCGAAGAAATACCAGGTGTCACAAACATTATGGTTGCTGCTACTTATGCACAGCAAAGAAAAAGGAATAAGGTGTGAGTACTAAAGTCGGAGATTGGTCTGTTTCGTACAAGAATGGAAAGATAGTTTTGCGTCAAACCATAGTCGATAAGTATGCCCTGTCGCTTGATGATTTGCCAAGTAATCCAGCCGATATGGTTGAAGAGGTCGTAAAACGACTACAGGCAGTTGATATTCATGGCTTTAAGCCATTTATGGAATTGTCTCTGCCGACGGTTACAAGATACGCAGAAGCAGCTATAATTGAAGCAGGTATAGATTTATTTAGAACAGGAGGTAACAAATGAACTTTAACGAATATCAGAAGTTAGCTTTGACCACGGCAATCAATCACGACAGTCCGAATGAGATTTATCATTTGGCTCTGGGATTGGCTGGCGAGACTGGTGAGGTGATGGAAAAGCTCAAGAAAGTAGTCCGTGACAACAACGCAGTTATCACGCCAGAAAAAGCCACCGAGCTGCAAAAAGAGCTTGGCGATATTTTATGGTATATGGCGGTCTTTGCTGATTATTTAGGTATTGAGTTTGATGACGTAGCCCGCATGAACGTAGAGAAGTTGCAAGACAGAAAGAAACGTAACGTCTTGAGTGGCTCTGGGGATAATAGGTAAAATCTTTTGCTTTTTTCTCGTAAACTCTTGACAACTCTTGTCCACTTTGATACAATGATAATATCAAATTAAATCAATCAAAGGAGGCGAATCCATGAGTGTATTTCTAGTAAACGAGAACCACATCAATACGATTGTGAGTTATTTCATAACACCAGTAACTGATAATAAATTGCATGTTAAGGTAAACGGTCAGTGGAAGGCTATCGGTCTTGAAGATGCCTCAGCTGACGCTTTGGCAAAAATACTTTGGAACGAAAATGCTCAAAGTGTTGCCAATCGATACAATGAGAAGATTGAGCTGAAGGAGTACAAGTTCCAGTTTTTCCCAGAAGTTCACCGAGCCTACAGTGCAGGTGAAATCGCAAAAGCTTTGGATTGCCTTGAATATCAGTCATGCGAAAGCGAAGGCTTTTCGCAATCTGAAGCCCGCGAGATTATCCTTGCTATGCGTAAGCATTTGTTACGAGAGATTTACCAGCAAGAGAGTGATGAATATGATTGGGAAATAACCTCAAGAAAGGAGTTGAGCCAAATTAAATAGAACAATAGGTAGTCGTCGCTGTGGTCGTAGGATTGCAGCGATGGCATAAAGATATGGACGAACTCAATTTGTACGTGGTAACAATAATTGACATCAGTGGCACTGTGTATAGCTTTATGCTAGTAAGTACAGATGAATATGTTAGCAAGGATGTCAAGCTATTGGTTCAAGATAACGGAATCAGAGAGATTTCGACCATTAAGACAGAGTTGGTTCGCCAAGCGGTGCGACCGCTAACAAATGAAACATTCAACTTAGTCATTGAAAAGGAGTATTGAAATGGCAGACATTAACGCATTAACAAGTGAAGCAAGAGTCAAGCAGGTGGAGGCACAGATTGCTCCAGTTGTGCAGGCTGTAACTGAGCTTAAGATTGAAACTAACGAGCAGTATGTCGCAGCAGGTGCGATTTTAACCGACATTAAAGCAGCGGAAAAAGCTGTCAAGGCTGGCAAGGAGGCTATCACCAAACCATTGAACGAAGCCCTCAAGGCAGCCCGTGCTTTATTTAAGCCAACCGAAGAAAAGGTAGCTACTGCTAAGCGAAATCTGCTCACTGTGATGGGCGACTTCAAACGTGAGCAAGACCGAATTGCAGCCGAGAAGCAACGCAAGCTTGAAGAGAAAATTGAACGTGGCACTATCAAGAATCCAGAAACCATTTTGCGTAATATCGAGAAAATTGAAACGCCAGATAATGCTGGTGCTGGAATTACAACCACCACTCGAAAGGTTGTCGAGATTGATTGGGAGAAGCTGGATAAGAAGTATTTGGCTGAGTTGCTAACACGGGAGAAGGTTCGTGATGTCTTAACTGTAGAAATCCGCAAAGATGCTCTCGGCAATAAAGCTCAAGGAATCGCACCAATTGCTATCGAGGGTGTGACCGTTCGAGAAGAAGAGTCCATTTACTAGCTCTAGTAGGGAGTAGCTCGGCACATAAACCGAGCTATTTTCTTAACTTATTGATATAATTAGTATGTAAACTAAAGCTAATAAGGAGGCTAGAATGGCAAGTGTAGAAGACTTGAAGCAGCTCAATCGAAGTGATTTGAATGAGTTTGCTTTGTCTCATGGCATTGAGAATGCAGCAGACACCGAGGTATACAAAACTAAGGAGGCTTTGGCTACTGAGCTTTCGCCAAAAGTCACGCCAGAACAGCTTGGGGAGTTTATCGCCTCAAAGACCGCTGGTGGTGCATCTCTGGAAGAGGAAGTCCTAGAAGGTGCTGCTCAGGACGCTAGCTATGACCCAGCCGTAGGTCAGCCAGAACCAGAAGAGCCAGCAGACCCAGCCACTCAACCGTTTGAGACTGAGGATGAAGCTGAGCTGCAAGTTGGCGACCGTGTATCGTATCCTTTCAAGGGTGTCCACGGTGACCGTTTGGTTGGTACTGTCCGCGGAGTGGGTGATGGTACTGTTGATGTTGTCGGCTATGACGGTGCAACTCGTGTGTACCCAGTGGCTGTGCTGCGAAAAGAAGATTAGTTTAAGGTAGGATAGAAAGGGGGCGAATCCTATGCCAAAGAATAGTAAAATTAGTTTGCCAGATATCGAGCTTGCTGAGAAATTAGATACCAGCAGCTTGCGGCAATATACAGAAGTAGAAATCCTAAGGTTGCTAGCCTCACTTCCGAAAACAAAATATGTTTACGGAGCTGAAGTCATCGAGAAGGGAAAAATCCTTGATGAAAAGAAGTTTGAGCTTAAGAGAGCAATGGCTACCGCTCATATAGAGGCAAATACCTATAAGGATAGTTTGAATCTGTCCAGTGCTGATGACCGTAAAGCCTACGCCATGAATGACAAGAAGGTTATTGAAGCTGAGGTCGCTGTCGTTGAAGCCACGGGTGATTATGAGTTTGCTAAATTGCAGTTTGGTTATGCTGATGATTTGTTTATTGCGGTCAGAAAAGCAGCCACTATTGTTGAGAAACAGTTGGACGCTCAAAAAGAGGCAGACAGGTATACTCGCTGGGATAATGATAACTAAACTATTGACAAACGAGACAGATTGTGATAAGATAAAGATACAATCAATTAAAATAAACAAAGGAGAAAATATGATTGTAAAAAATAAACAGACAAATAAAAGTGATAAAGCTTGGTACGTCAAGTTGAACAACGCTCTTTTCAATTCAATTTTTACCGCATTAGTGTCATTGACCGCACTTGCAGCATTCGCAGTGTACGGTATTATTGCATTGCTCGGTGACTCAAAGCTCTGCATAGCGATTGCTGTGTGTCTGGTAATTTTGCTGACATCAAAAGTTTTGAACAAGCTATCGAAATAACCAGGAGGTTGATTTATGAAGAAGTTTGCACCAGTTTTAGTAGCGATTGGCTTTGTGGCGGTTACGGTGTTGTCTGTACCGCCAGAGCCAAAAGCCCGCGTAGAAGCTCCTGTAGTGGCTGAAAAGGTCGCAGATGTAATCACTACCAAAGCCGAAGCTAAAGAGCAGCCTGCACCGCCAAAAACAGCCCCAGCTCCTAAATATTCAGTAGAAGGAGGCTGTGAACAATACCGACCGTTGATAGCTAAATATGATTGGGACGTTCGTACTATGATGGCTATTATGGAAGCTGAAAGCAGTAATCCGATAACGGGCGTGAAGTGTCAGTCTACAATTACTGGTGATACAGACTTGACCTATCAGCAGAACGGTCGTACCTATGGCTATTCGGTTTCGTTGTTGCAAGTGAGAATACTCGAGGGTCGTGAGGCTTGCGATTCTCACGACCCAGAGGTGAACATCGATTGTGGCTATAGAATATGGAAGAGCCAGGGCTACCGAGCTTGGTCTATGTATTTGAATGGAAAGTATCGTTTGTATTTAAGATAGGAGGGGTTATGAAAAAAGAGGTGGTAAAGACTAAGAAGTGTGCGTTGTGTAAAACTGAGTTTGTGTTGTATCGTTCGATAGACAAGTATTGCTCTTTGAAGTGTGCAATGGCAGCTGAGAAGCAGAAAACGCACAAGCAGCGTAACGGTAGGATTTATCGTAAAGCTTTGCAGACCAAAGAGCCTGTGCGTCGGGTCAAGGCTAAAGCCAGAACCAAGAAGCGTGATTTGTATAAGTGTATGCTAGCTGGAGTTATTCCGCACAAGTGCAGCCCGTTCCTAGATTCACATCACATCTTGTATTTGTCAGAAGGGGGCGTGGATGAAGACTGGAACTTGATTACGCTATGCAGATATGCTCATCATGAAATAGCTCACAGACACAAAGACTTGCAGTGGCGGTTGCTGTCGCTAGTCGGCGGTGATAAATGGTACGAAAAAATCGACAGAGCCAGCTTGCCTGAAAATGTGAAGAAGAAATTGGACTATTTGCAGAAAATAACCGAAGAAAACAGTAGAGAGAACGACAATATTGTGTTATTATAGACATGGTGCAAGGTTCTATCTTTAGACTGCATTGCAGGGATTCGCCTCCGCCTTGTACCGCCTTAAAGTAGTATGTACCGTAGCAGAAATTGCTACGATATTTTTATAGTAAACTCTTGCACATTCTAGTAACATTTGCTATACTAATAACATAACAATTTTAAGCTTAAAGGAGGCGAAACCCGAGCAAAATGTTATTCAATAAAAATAAAGATTCATCGAGGAAGTATAAGTTGCAATATAGCAACGGAAACTTCACCCGATTGATAGAAGCCAAAAGCCCGAGGACAGCTTACAGGATTGCCCTGGAAGAGTTTTCAGCTTATGAGCTACTAAAACGCGAAGAGCTTGGTCATCTCACTACTAACTATGTGAAAGTGCAGCCTGGTCGCCCAGATAAGATAGGTATTTGCACCGAAAACGTAGTCAACCAGTGGCTGGCTGAGCATCGCAATAACTACAAGAAATCCGTGCTGGATGACTTGCAGTTGAAGTACGAGAATACCAAGCTGTTTCGTAGGCACTTCTACGATTCATCAAAGAAGTTTCCGATACCAGCGTGGGTAATTGTTGTAATCGTCCTTGTAGCGATTGCGTGTATTTCGATATCAATCCTAAATGTCATAAGATTGGAGGCGTAATGGCAGGGACTGTAGAAGGCGGAAGGAAGGCAGCTAAGGCTAACTTAGCTAACAACCCTAATTTTTATAGAGAGATTGGGGCTATTGGTGGCAAGAGAAGTACCAAAGGTGGTTTTTACGCAAACCGTGAACTAGCTAGAAAGGCTGGTGCAAAAGGTGGACGTATTAGCCGTCGTGGAAAAGCTATCGCAATAAAATCAGTAAATTAGAAGGAGAAAAGAAGTGAGTAAAGAAGAGCAAGTAGGAAAAATTACAATTACATTATTTAAGGTCAAAGAAGGCTACTCTAGTTCTATCAAAAGTGATGAAATGGAATTGGATATTAGTGGAGTTCGTGCTCTTATCAAGACATTGCGAATCGTTGAGAAGAAACTAGCCAAGGGTGTTGTCCAGCAAGCGGTAGATGAGATGAGCAAGGAAGACGTAGACAATTTGCTGGATTTAGACGACTAGAAAAATTGTAGACTTTTTTCTCGTAAACTCTTGACAATTCTAGTAAGGTTTGCTACAATAATAATATAAATAATTAACTAGGAGGCGAACCCTATGAACAATCAAGCAACTAAACCAGAAATCGGTCAACAATACTTTTCTCTCTCAGAAGACCGTAAGATAATTTTATCCTGGACTTGGTATGATACAATGAATGACAACGCAGCCCTCAGAGAAGGCAATGTGTATCTTACCAGAGAAGAGGCAGAAGAAGATTTGGAAAATCCAGAAGATTAGCTAGTTGACCTGAGCAAGTCGTTAAACTGCTCAAACGGGTACGAAACGTACCCAATAGAACATTAACATTTTCAACCGTATAACTGGACAGGTGATATGCACAGGGAGACTTCGCTGTTTATGAGCTAGCCCACCCAGCGTATAAACAGAAAACAAATCGTGAAACGTTGTGAGTCGGTTCTTTAATATTCTCAACGCAGTGCAACGTGTATCATCTGTTCAACTGGTAGCACCAATGTATTACAGTACAATGAATAACGTTACCTCATTGTATTACGATACGCTGCGCTTGGTGCTATCAACTGGCTATATAAGTGGCGGAATAGTAGACGCTATACCCGACGGTAAGCCCTCAAAAAGCGCATTTGAGGCAGAATGTGGAATGTGCGGTGACGGGAGTTCCAAATCCGACTTAAAGCAAAGCGACGTGGCGTGTGATGTGACTTTACGAAACCTAATTCCCTCACATTCGAGGAAATTAAAACTCGGCAAATCATCATCTTATATAGCCGATACTGGCAATAGTTGAAGCATCTGCCGTAACGAGACAGCTCTGCGTGCGAGGTTGCGTACCAAAGTGTTAGCTTGACCGTCAGGAATTAAAAGAAGCAGCCTTAAAGTATCCACCGCTCTTGCCAGTACCAGTTATGCGGTTGAATAATACAGTGCTTTTCTGCGAGATTGCACTGTGTAAGATGTGCAAATACTCAATACTAAAGAAGGAGGCGAAAAGTGGGAATGAATTATTATACTGAAGGCATGGTAGAGTGCTATAACTGTGGTGAAGAGCACCTCTGTAAGAATGGAGTTCATCTCGGCAAATCTAGTGCTGGCTGGCGTTTTCTGTTCGCCTTCAATGGCGGTGAATACTACAAAGATGTCAGCAGTATGAGGCAGTGGCTAAAAAACAGGCTAATTTATAACGAGTGCGGTGAGAGAGTAAGCCATAAAGACTTTTGGGAGATGGTCGCCAAAAAACAAGAGATAGGCAGAGAGCCTTATAATGACGGCTTATACGAAATGGATATTGATGGCTATCGTTTTATGGATGGTGATTTTAGTTAAGGAAGGGTATGTGAGATATGAGCAAATTAGAAAAAGAAGTATTGCGTGTCTGTAAGCAGTTTGATAACGCTAGTAGAGATTTTGAAGAAACAGTTAATAGCATTTTTGCTTTGTGCCTTCAGGGCGAGGGTGCAAAAGATTTAGCCCGACAGGAGTTGCATGACGCAGCTAACCAGTTTATCAAGAGAATCAAGCAGGTAGAAAAAGTTGTAAACAAGATGCTTGACGAGGAGTAAATATGAGTAGTAAAAGCTATAGCAATGGAATGTAGAAAAGGAGGTGCTGATGAGTATTACATTTTTCAATCAATGGCGACAGTGGATTGAAACAGGCTCATGGAATTGGAGTGAGTTTGATTTAATTACTATTGCGTGGGAGCGAGACAAAATCGCTGGAGACTGGGGTTTTGATGTGGCTCTGTTTGGTCTAGGTTTTCATTTCCATTATGTTACGAGAAAGGCACTTGAGCATTATCAGGAATTAGTAGATGATGTAAAAAATAATAAGGAGGGCGAGCAATGATTCATAAAGTAGAAATTAGGCAGACAGTTGTGGGTATTATTTTTGTTGAAGCCGATGGCTATAAACAGGCAGAAGAAGCTGCTGAGAAATATATTCAAGATGAGCCAAATGTCGCAAATATCGATTTCGACGAGATTTGGGGTTATGATGTTGGGGATGCATTAGAAGTATTTGATGATGAGGTTGACGGTGCAGAGGTTATTGACGCAAAGGACGTGTTATGAGAAGTAGATATTATCATCCAAAAGTACTTATTTACTCAGGTGATAACGCTGAGACAAAAAGGGCTGTATTGATTTCTTCTCCAGATGAGTATACTGATGTTCTCCTTGAGAGAGTGCAACTTGATGAGGTTTGTTTCTCTGATGACTATCTCCAAGTAGCTGCAGCTGCTGGAGTAGAGCTTATAAATATTGATGATATTAAAATTATAGAAAATAAGGAGGACGAGAATGAGCAATCTATCAAGTAAAAAGACCAGTGTTGCTGTAAAAGCTATTATTTATTGGTTAATTATAGCGTGTGGCATGATTCTGGCATTCTGTGTGGATGGTAGCATGAGGAAGGAAAGAGAGTATCAGGATGCAGCAGCTATGTGCAGGTCTCTCAACGGCGAGATGGGAGCTACTAAGTGCTACAGATGGGGTAAGGAATTGTAGCTGATTTGTTGGCTAGTGAAGTAAACTACACGATTTTGTGTAGTTTATTTTTTATGAAAAACAGAGGTAAAATTGCAAAAACTATTGCAAAAGTGTATACACTTTGCTATAATAAGGATAAGTTAAATAAGAAACGGCACAAATAAATTACAAGGTGCGACAGTCAACACTTTAGCTTGAACAACATTAAGATACAGGAGGCGAAAATGGCGTATCAAGAAGCAAAAGACAAAACGTTCATCCGAATAACTAGCGAGTTTGCTGCTAGTGGTATTCAGATGAATATACTTGTTTACAAAAACACCCTTCCAAATAGTGGTATATTTGACAGAGCTCACGGATTGCTCGTTAGAAATGCTAAAAAGCTAAATGAGTTTCTGGATAAATACATTGACGCTGAGCCAGTTGATGGTTTTGAAGTGATAAATCAGCCAGCTGGTGCGGTTACCAGACGATTCATAAGAGAAATTAGGGAATATCAAGAGGTCAGAAAATGAGTTTGACGGCAGCCAATCGAGCACGGCTTGAAAAGTCATTGAACACTACCTATAGGTTTGAATCTGATACAGACAGCCCGATTTATTGTAAGCTAGGTGAGTATCTAGAAAAGAATGCCGTAAGTTTTGTTAAGGCAAGCAGACCGAAATATACCTGGGAGTACATTAGCCGAAAGAAAGAGCAACTCAGGCTATCTGCGGGTGAAGTGGAAGAGATGGAGGACGCAAGGAAAACTGTTTACATGGCGTGTTTTTCTGATGGCGGATTCCTAGATATTCCAAAAATGGTTTATGAATATTTTGTAGAAGAGTTGGGAAAACCAACCAATGGAGAAAAGTAATGAATAGAAAATCAGTTTTTCAAAGGATTAGTAAGAAGATATCAAAGAAAGATGCTATCACTGAGCATGATAAACTACGCCGAGCTTTCTATTGCTATAGGCACTACTCAGATTATTATCTGAAGTCGCCAGAGTGGGAGAAGCAGCTAATGCGTGATTGGATAGTAGAGCATGGCTGGCTTGAGAAACGAGACAGCCTGAACAACGCTGATTATTGGTTGATTGGCGGACTGTTTGGCTTAAAAGATGAACGCAGTGTTTGATAGTAGAAGGGAGCATCCATGGCTAGAAGAAAAACCACAATGATTAGGATAGACCAGGATGTGTACGATTCTATTGTTAAAATTGCCGAGCAGAGTAAAATGTCAGTTGCAAAAGTGACTAACACGATTTTGCGACAACAGCTAGCAGAAATTATGGGGGCAACGAAAAATGAAGAGTAATGTTTACGATATCATGAAGCTATTAGAAGGTTTTGATGAGCGAACACGTAATGATTATTTTTTGTTCATGAAAGAAGCTATAGACATCAGGCTTTTTGAAAGTTATACGGATAAAAGAATTAAGAGAGCTACAATTGCCTTGATGAGAATGCTAAAGAAAGCCCAGGTCGAGGCTTTGAATGATTGTTTTGAGTTTATGGGTCAAGACCCAAAAAATAATTTGTCAGATATGTACGATTTTATCAAAGCCAAAGAAAAAGAAGTTTACGATGTCGGTAGAGATACTGATATTGAGTACGAAAGTTTGAAAAAATAGAGATAATCTTCTAGTAAACTCTTGCATATTCTCGCAGACTTTGCTATACTAATAATATCAAATTAAATCAATCAAAGGAGGCGAACCCATGATTGGAAATATATCAAACATTGACAGCTTCAAGCCATATCTCAGAAAGATTGCATACAACAATGTTGAAGAAAAGTTCAAAGAGTTTGCTTACGAGCATCTTGATGAATGTACAGTTGTTTATGACGACTTCACTAACAGTATGAGGCTTTTATACCAAGGTTATTTTATTCCACGTAGTTATCCAGAGAAAAGCAGTATGGCTGAGGCAGAGGAATTAACTTTTCAACGAGTACTTGAAGAGGGGGACGACGAATAATGATAAACGCTATCGATGTGGCTGAAGAACTTATCGTCATAGCTATGCGTCGGAAGGGTATCCAGTTGGCTACTCTCCCCATAGCTAAGTGCGAGAAGTGTGATTATGAGAAGAGTTATCTAATCTGTGTTGATGGTGATTCGCTTGACGTTAAGATTGACGCTGGTTGCAGGTGTGAGTTGATGGGTGAAGTTGAGTCCTCTGTTGAAAGCCTGATGGACTATCTGCGAAATATTGAAGGCAATCGGTATGAGTTTAATGAAGCATTGTTAGCCCTTGGTTTTAGTGGAGTGCCGTATTTATGATTTTGCAGAAAAAGTTATATAAGATTCTTCGCAATAACTTGAACGCCGACCAAGCAAAATATGTTTGTGATAAGGTTAGTGTGGGGGCTAAAGATGCCATAGATGAGATTTTCAATTTGATGGAGCAAGCTCAGCAAGAGGTTGTGATTGTAAAAACTAATCGTGATTGTGATTTGGAGGCAGAAGACCTAGCAGAGAAATTAAATAATTACGTAACAGCAAAATACCCGTTCTTGGAGCGGAACTACAAACCACTAGAATGGGCAATCCAGATTCAGCGTATCCATAAGCGAGGATACAGCTATGCACTTATTGAAGCTGTGATGAAATGGGTTTTTGAAGAAAGCGACTTTTGGTCACGGAATATCAGGAGTGCGACAAAGTTTAATAAGCAATTTGAGGTCAATTTGCTACCTCAAGTAAAGGATGAGTATGAAAAAAGTAAAGTTTTTGAAATCTAAACTGATTCTAACATTTAGCGTGATTGCTGTAATCAGTTTTGCAGTATTTGTGTACACGGCTATCGCAGCCAACGCTCAAGTCGAAGCAAACCGAGCTGCTGAAGCGAAGTCAAAAAATGAAACCCCTAAAAAGGTAGAAAGCGAGGATAAGTCAGTTAAGTCTGATGATAGCTCCTCAGCCGATAATAGCAATATCGCAGATGGCGTTGACGGCGTTCAAGATGTCACTAATAATGGTAGTGGTGTTGCTCCCGTATCAAAACCGAGAGCAGCAGTCCGACCGCAACCAGTAGTACCTGCACCTGCTCCAGCACCAGCTCCAAAGCCAGCCGAGACTCCTAAAAAGGACGGCGGTCACATTCCCTTCACGAATAAGCCTGTAACTCCTGGTAATCCAGAGTCATACGCTGGAACAGTTGGTCAGTGTCCGTTCTATGAAATGGCAGGTGAGAAAGGTTGCTATCCGCCAGCTAATATTGAGTGCAACGCAGACTGGACTGTCTGTAAGGAGAAAAAACAGTGAGGTATTACAAAGTCCAGTATTTTGACAAGAGCTATGCCATTATCGATGAAACTCAAGTCGAAAAGGTTTCTCAGATGAAGGCAAAAGGCAAACCGTTTTGGCTTAATCATCAATCGGGTAGAGATTTTGTAGACCCTCGTTATATAGCTCTAATCACACGAGCGAAATGGGGCGAGTACACCGTGAGTGAGCCGACCACCAAAGCCTTGCCTGCGACGTTATCAGAAGAGCAGCGAGATAAAGCTACGAAACGTCTGGATGACATCAAGCAGAATGCACCGTGGTACAGAAAGGTCAAGAGGCTAGATAATGTCAAGTAACACTGTGGAAGATGCCGAAAAAGCCTATCAAGCCCAATTTAAGAAGAAGGTAGACCTATTTGCTGGAATGACTAGTCGTCATCGAAAGGGAAAATTGCCACCAGCAATTAGAAAGTCTAAGCAGAAAAATGAAAGGAGAAGGCGAAAAAAGAACCGAAAGAGTGTAAGATAGAATCATAAACATGTGCGTACGGCTGCTGCCTCCGAGCTAAAAATATGGTAGCCAACGAGTGTTTGGAAGATTCAAGTAACTATGCGCACCTGGGTTACTTGTCTAGCGCACCAAATACTCAAGTAGTGGTCGAGTCGTGATGCGGATAGTGCTATTCCCATATTGAGCAACGAGAGCGAATCTATCCATAAGCAGCAGCCGTACGCACATGTTGAATATAAAATAATCGCAAGGAGGCGAGATGAAAAAAAGATTGAATCTGCTTTGGGCACAGAAATACGGAGACGTGAATGACCCAAAAACTCGATGGAACAGAGTCGGAACTGTTCTTGTTGATGAGGAAGACCCAGACAAAATTAGTATCAAGCTGGATGTAGTGCCAATCGGTAAAGAGTTCGATGGTTGGTTGACAGCTTTACCACCACGAGATTTTGCTGAAGAGAAGGCAGCTACAGATGGTCAATCTACTGAGATTGTTGATTCCAGCCAAGAGATTGATTTGTCAGAAATCCCATTCTAGCATATTCTAAAATGTGCGAGAATGTGCTATAATAAAAATAAGTCATTAAGATTAAAGGAGGCGAAAAAAATGACAGAACCAACAATATTTACAATAGGTCACAGCAACAAGACTATCAACGAGTTTGTCGAACTGCTAAAAAGCGGGGGTGTAGAAACTCTAATCGATTGTCGTACAAAGCCGTACAGCCGATGGTGTCCGTGGTTCAACCATAACCAGATGAAGCCAGTACTTGAGGCTAACGGGATAAAATATGAGCACCGAGGTAGGAATATGGGTGGTCTAGCGGGTAACGTAGATGTTGAAGAAACATACGACGAAATCACCGCACGAGCAGAAGAAGGTGAAATTATGGCTCTTTGCTGCTCAGAAAAAGACCCGAAGAATTGTCACCGTAGCTCTGTTCTAGCTCCAGAGTTCGATAGTCGAGGTTTGAAGGTTGTGCATTTGCTCTACGATAAAGAGCCTGTTGTGTTCTCTCAGCAAAGTAAATTAGTATAGGGAGTGTAAAATGAACAAAACTGAATATAGCGAAGTAGTTAGTCCATCTCATCCAGACCGTATCGCCGATAGGATTGCTGGTGCGTTAGTGGATTTGGCTTATTCAAAGAATCATAAAGCAACAATGGCAGCCGAGGTTATGGTCGGTCATGGCAAGGCTTATGTGATTGTTGAGACGAGTGAAGATATCAAGCAGATGGAGGTTATTCTCATTTGTCAAAGGATTTGCCCAGATATTAAGTCGGTTGAGTTTGATTACTACAAGCAGGATGAGAAGCTTGCAAAAAATCAGTCCCAGAAACACAGTTATTGCGGAGACCAGGGATTGTTTGCTGGTTATCCAATGCCGAAAACTCACATGGAAGCTAAGCAGTTAGCTCAGAAAATCTACCAGAAATATCCATTTGATGGAAAGCTTGTATTGACTTCTGGCGGAGATGGAGTCGTATCCTGGTCTAATGTTAAGACAGCTGACTTGGATGATTTTTGCCAAAAGCTAGGCTACAAGCTGCTTGTCAATCCGATTGGAGAATGGACGGGTGGTATCGACGTGGATACTGGACTAACAGGCAGGAAGCTGGCTTGTGATTTTTATTCAGTTGAATGCCCGCTTGGCGGTGGTGCGATGTGGAACAAAGACCTAACCAAGGCAGACGTTAGTGTGAACATCTACTGCTTTATGCTTGCACAAGAGAAAAATATGGCAGTGAAAGCAAGGTGTGCAATCGGCGATTGTGCTGTTACGTTCGTGTTTGAGGATGGCTCAAAGAAGACGGTACTGTTTGATGAGGTTATCAGCAAGGCTGGTGATTGGGTTACCTATCACGGCGGTTTTGAAAAATGTGCTGAATACGGTTTAGTTGTAGACTAAATCAAAAAGCTGTGCTAATATTAAAACGTAGCACAGCTACTATTGAGGGGTCAGCTAATAGTAGGCTACCTGTTTCTGAAACAGGCAATGGCGGGTGCAAATCCTTCCCCCTCAGCCAAGAAATTATTTTGAACAAAAGGAGGCGAAGATGGCAGTCAGCAAAGCAGAGTCAATTTTCCTTGGACACACGCCCGCAGACCAGCGGCGTTACCTCGTTGCAGTGCTGAAGCATCTCGTCAAGACTCATCCAGTAATTCATCTGCCCGCCGTTGGGCAGTTCACGCTAGCTAGGTGTGCTATAGAAGCTGGGTATGACAGGGAGAATATTTATACCAGCGACGTGTCGCTGTTTTCTTCTTTGCTGGGGTATTTGTTTAGCGGTGTAGGTATTGATTGTATAGACTTTGAGCTAGAGCCTAACCTAAAGATAGAATATGACACGTACGATTCTGATATCGATAAAGCTGCTTTTTTGATGTGGATTATGAAGGTTTGTCAGATGGAGAAAATCCACTATATGAAACCTCAGCTTGATGACCTAAAAATGCGTAAAGATTATCACATTGACAGGATGAGGGGTCAGATTCAAGAGATGGTTAAGTACTTTAAGGGTATTCATTATGAAATCAAAGACCTGCGAGATGACGTTGAAGATAAGCCAGAAGGTCATTTAGTAGTCGTGAACCCTCCAGTATTCGCTAAAGGTTACACAAAAATGTTTGACTTCGGTGAACGTATCAAGTTTGACCCGCAGATTGCCGAGTTCAATTTTAGCAAGGAATACAAGGGTATTTATGAGAAGTCTCGTGAGCTGAGTACACCGTTTATCTGGTATCGTAGCCGTAGTGTAGATGGATTTGACCCGAGAGAGGTTATCTATGCCAAAGAGTATAAGGTCAATAAGGTGGACTATTGGCTGATGACTAAGCCAGAACTGCTTGACGATTTTGAGAGCAATCGTTCGATTAAATCGTTTGGACGTAAGAAGTTTGTGCCGTATAAAGCACCGATGTTTGGTGCAAATGATGAAATAAGAGAGGACAGCAAAATCATGTTTGTACCTGTGAAGGAACAGGTTGCTTTGTATTATCGTGATGTTTGGGCTCATAAATTGGGTAACACGAAAGGCGAGGCGTATTATCTAATGCTGGTTGATGGCAAGGTCTTTTCTACGCTAGCTGTGATGTTGGGGCAGCTCTACAGGCTACAGAGTGACTACGTGTTTGAGAATTATGGCTTTTCTGCACCTTCAAAAAGGTATCCAAGAGTTAATAGGCTGTTGATGTGGGCTATCACGTCTGCTGAGTTTGGTGAAGTGATTAGGAATACTACTGCAAAGGTAAATAGGTATTGGACTGTAAAAGGGCTGAGGACTACATGCTTAGCCAAGTACCGTCATGTGAAATTGAATAGTGGTATCTTGAAGATTGAGAAGAGGGAAAGGATGCCTAATGGTATGTATAAAATTATGTACTGGGCTGATTTTCGTGACGATACATTCTCTGATGTTGTGAAGGTATTTTTAGAAGAAGAGAAAGAGTATTTAGAAAAGTTAAGGCTAAAAAAGGAGCAAAAGAATGGCAAAAACTGATATACCTGAGCCAGAGCGATTGTTGGAACTGTCGCCTGGGTTAGCAATTTGGAAGGTTCACCTTGACCAATTGCGAGAGCGAGATGTCAACGCACGTGTCATGGATGATGACAAGTTCCGTCGGTTGACCGAAAATATCCGAGATGAAGGCATGCTCGAAAGCTTGCCGTTGGTATGGAAAATGCCAGGAGACCGTCATGAGTTTATGATTATTTCTGGTCACCATAGAACACGTGCTAGTCGTTCTGCTGGCTTGATGGTTATCCCTGTACTGGTTATCGAACGAGAGCTGAGTGAGGATGAGATTATCTCAAAGCAGCTTGCACACAATGCGTTGTCTGGTTACGACAACCAAGAACTATTAAAACAGCTGTATGATAGCATTGAAGATATCAACGCTAAATTAGCAAGTGGCTTGACTGATTTAGAAATCAACGTGGAAGTGCCGAGTATCCCAACAGATGATATTGATGTAGAGTTTGATTTTGAACCAATCTATATCATGTTCATGAAGAGCGGAGCTGATAGGTTTGAAGATTTCATTGACCAGCTAGAGCCTTCTGCAAAGAAATATATGGCAGACAGAGAAGAGTTCAATAAGTTTGCTGAAACCGTCCAGCGTATTAGCAAGTATAAAGATATCAGAAATATCGCTGGGATTATGTCATATATGCTAGACCTTGCATCTGAAAGGCTTGAGCAATTAGAAAAAGAACAAGATGAGAAGGAGGAAGAAGAAAATGAATGAAAATTATTGGTTATTTGTGGGGCTAATCAAATGCGGAGCAGCACTTGAGGCTATATCTGCCGAGCTGCACACGGCAAATAAAATAGCTTTGAACAAAGCGATAGTAGATGAAGATACTAGAAGAGCTGCTAAAAATATAGATAAACAATTGCGTGAGAACTTGGCTAAAATAGATAAAAGGAATGCCAAATTGATTGAGATGATAAATGAATCCATACAGGAGGAGAAGGATGACTAATCAATATGAATGCCAAGCACCGTGCCATATCGGTGATAAAGAGTATGTGCCGTCAGAGACAAATGTCTATAGTAGTTATTGTTGTGATAATTGCTATAAGTTGATTATGAGGGCTGAGCATTTTGTACGTAACGCTGCTGAGAAAATTAAGGTTGCGGGAACACGTAAGAAAACTAAAATAACACGTCAACAGATGCACGCCATTGTTGACCAGGTATACGATGAAGTAGGAGACTAAATATGAACGAAAACGAAGTAAGGACTATCAAGAGTTTTCAACAGCATGCGAAGAAGATTCTCAAGCAATTTTCTGTAGCTATTGAAGATACGAATAAGGCGATTGACTATGAGTTGGTCATAGATGCCTGTAATAGGATTTACGGTGCAGTAGATTTGCTACTTAGAAATATCCCTGTTGAAGAGATGCAGAAGGTTTACTTAAAACAGCAGCAAAATGCCGTCCAAGATACTATCAGTAAAATGAGCCAGGAGGTGCAAGATGAGTCAGAACACAGACACTGATGAAGACCTTAGTATCGTCAATGATGAAGAGGTTGATTCTAGCCAGGTTATTAAAGACGAAAAGGCACGAGTGTCCTTGCTAGATAACGCTATAGCCAGTATTTTGAAGGATAAGATTGTTATGAAGGATGGGGGTGTTAGTGTCAATATGACACCAAAAGAGTTGCGAGATATTACGGCAGCCCAGAAAGATTTGAACGAGATGCGTCGAAAAACGTTTGGATTTGGTGAATAAAACAACAGCTGATGATATAATAAGGACATTAAAATTAAGCTAAAGGAGGCGAAAATGGAAGAGAACACAACAGATATTTTTCTCTTTATAAATAAACTAGATGCGGACAGAGATAAGTACGCACCAGAGCTTTATTTGTTCAATAATAATTTTACAGTTTATTCGATTGGTACTTCTAACGAAGTGTCTAAAAAAGACTTAGATGAGCTGTTTCTTTATGATGTTATAAAAGAAGTCGAGCTTGGTGCTGGAACAGGTGCTAATGTTCGCCATATTTCTTATAAAGGTGAGGACGAGCAGAAGATTTTTTGGACGGCTAAGGTTAGTGAGGTGATGCGTGTAGACGTAATCCTTGACCAGTTCGAGCGTTTGAAGGATATTAAAGAGTTTGACCCCTACGAGAATGCTGTTATGAATATGAGAGGTATTATTGTTAGGTATGTCAATGTTGAAAATCCAAAAGATGTTTTTTATGTTATTAAACAGTTGCAGAAGTCTTCGTTCTTGGTTGAAAGTACCGCGTGGACTATCCACGCTGGCTCTATTAAAAAGCTTGGTGCTAGTGGTGCATTTAAGATTCCAACAGGTAACCAGGTGCTGGTTACAGGTAGTGACATTTTTATGTTTGACCTCTCAAAGTTTGAAAAAATGTTCAAATATGAGGCTCGAAAAATGGTTGTTGTCCAAGAGAAGGGCAAGCAGTTAGAGGAGTTTTACAAGTTCAACTTCCCTGTCACAATCGGTTTAGGTTTTGCTGATTTTGTGAAAGATAGCAGTACGCTTGTGAATAAGATGCAGAACTTAGAGATTGGTGTGATTCCTCAGTCTGAAGTCATTAAGATTGCTCAAAAGTTTTGTCTTGAGCTTATGGTCACCGATGACCAGCGTATTATCATTATGGACGAGAAAGATGCAAGAGTTTTCCTTGATATTATCTCAGACAGCTATGTCGAGAGCCTAGCTTCTTCTAAGTACTACTTGGCAAAGAGCAAAAAGGATATTGAATATGTTGATGGTCAGTAGTAAAAACTACAAGAGCCACGAGATGTATCAGCATGTCCATGAGTCAAATCTCATTGAGGGGTATGACAGTGAGCGTGCCGATATCGCCTCCTTGATAGCCTGGGATGAATTGGTAGCCTCAGACAGTCCATTTACTCATCAGAGCATATGTCGTGTTCAGAAATGGGTTGTGTCTCATCAAACAGACTTGCAGCTGTTTTGGCGTGGCAATTATCGCAATGTTAGTGGGCAACGGGTGTGGGTTGGTGACCGTGAAGGTTTAGCCCCCGCTCTCGTCTATGACGCTATGGAGTCCTGGGTCAGAGATGTGAACAAATGGATAAAGCGTCAGGATGTTCCTGCGGAGGTTGCTAGAGCATTGCATGTTCGCTTCGAGCATATTCACCCGTTCTGTGATGGAAACGGTCGTACTGGTCGTATGTTGATGTGGCTGTTTGAAAAAAAGATAGGCTGCAAGCCTACGTTAATACGCTTTGATGAGCGTAGAAAATATTATGGCTGGTTCTAATATCAATAGATTTTCTATCACGACAAACAAGAGCGGGAGAATACGCATAGTCAAGGTGTTCGTATATAGTGACAGGGAGCGTCTTTATCGTTGCACAGAGTCGTTTAGCAGACAAAAGGGATTGGACATATACAAACGAGACTACGATTCAATCACTCAACCATATGATGGTAACGCAAAGATAGCGGTTATACGATTGCATAGAAATGGGTTAGCTGGGGGTGTGGTTCTTCGTGAGTGTATTAGAGCAGCTCTTCATATCTATAGGGCTGATAAAATAAATAAGGATGATTTGGCTGTGGACTGCATATCAATCGATGCTACAGACCTCGGTAATTTGATTGCGGATATTTTCGGTAGAGTCCTGAAAGTACTCAGCCGTCGTGGATACTATAAAAAATAAAAAAGGAGGGGGTAATGAGTAAGAAAAAATGGTCTAAAGAGGAGCGTAAGATAATAAAGACCATAAGCCCATTTGGACTTCGTGTTATTGTGGGCAAGAAGCACCGAAAGATAATTGATAAAAATGGCAATTGCGTATTGGGTTTTGCCTGTACTGCCAGCGATAGGCACTGGTACAAAAATGTCATAAATGAGCTGATAAAACGTGGCTTGATAGATGTACCCAAGTGGTGATTTGTGCTATAATAAAGACATAAGAAAAGGAGGCGAATTGATGCAGAAAAAGCAGGTATCAACAGGGGCAAATGAAAAAAGAAATCTTCCGTTCGGTGACGGAATGGAGAAGTTTGTCATAGCATTTGATGTTGACGGTACGCTCATTAGCCACATCAACGAAAATATAGTCCAAGAGCGACGCAAGCAAGGCGAATTATACCCATACGACTCTGCCAATCTTGAAGTGGTAGAGTTTTTGATTTTAGCTTCTCGCATTTTTAAGAATGTGCAAATAGCTGTTTGGAGTGCAGGCGGTCGAGAATATGCCCAGCAATGGGTAGAGCGTCTCCAGCTCGAGAAATATGTCTGGCGAGTGTACTCAAAAGGTGAGTATGAAAAGCTATGCAGCCTTCGTAAGGTTATTGCCATAGACGATATTCACGATACCAGAATTGGAAACGTAGCAAACCTAATAGTGAGGATGAAGTAATGAGATATCGTAAATTAGTAGAAGCCTATATTGCCAAGAACACGCCACGTTATCGTATACAGCTACTTTGGCTCAAGAACAGACTCAGTAACGAAGAGAACTATAAAAATAACAAAGATGGCTATTTCGAAGACATTATCGAACATGAGCGTCTAGGTGACAAGATAAAAGCCCTCCAAAGCTACCTAGACCGACCACTCAGCTGTAGATTAGGTTTTCATAAACGCAGACCTAGAGATATCCTTAGAAAGCAGCGAGATACCTGCCAAGTCTGCTACATTGAAGAAGTAATCAGGGAGCTTGCTGAATAATGCACACTAAACCGTGTGTAAGCCCTCGCTCCGCCTTCAATATAAAAGACATAAGATTATACATTTAAGCAGCTAAAGTCCCGTAAAAACGATTCCAGCAACCGTTCCCGCAATGAATAAGAACACTAAGTAATACATAAAAGCTACTAACATATCTCCCCTAACACATAAAAGCTATACGTAACCAGCTACTAATCATCTAAACCACATAGCTTTGCTGCTGCTATAGATTTTTGCACCAAAGTCAAGGTAATATATAAAGTAGGAGAAGCAACGTAGGAAAAAGAGGGTTTGAATAGTGGTGATAGGGGTGGGAAATGGGGTTGCCTCGGAAGCAAGGAGAGAAAAAATGGCAAATATTGTAGCATCTAAAGCAAACATTGAAATCGCAAATAGGATTAAGCAGGCGGGTTTCCGTACTGCTTTAGATGCTCAGCCTGAAATGAGAGAACGGTTCGTGCAGTTGCGGACAGAAGGGTACACGATTAAAGGTATCCGCAAGAAGTTGCTAGAGGAGTTTCCCGCACCAGAGTGGCACGTGCCAAGTCGTCCTGCGTTGGAACGGTTCGTAAAGAACAGGTTGCAGCAGCAGGCAGTGATTGAGCCATATACCCCCGATTACAATAAGCTACTCCGTAAGCTAGACCCTATCAAAGAACTGGCGAGAACCGTTACAGAGGCAAAGAAACAATACGAGAAAGCCGTTAAAGCTAAAATGTCGGTGAATACACAGAGTAAGCTATTGATGGCTTATCAGAAGCTTTTGGTGGAATATCAGAACATGCTCGACCGCAAAGGAATTAGCCGTTGCGCAAATGCCGATAATGTGGCGTTACATCAGCATTTGCATTTGCATCAAGAAAACGCCACAAACGGTCTAAACTTGTCACGAGACAGTCAAAATATGCCACAAAACAGTCATATTTTGTCACGAGATGGTCAAAAACCGTCACCAGACAGCCAAAATACATCACAAAACAGTCATAATTCGTCACAAACGGTCACGACGGCTCAAGAACTACTCAACGCATTTTCGCGATTAAAGCAACAGGCAGACAATATTGCAGCACAAAATGCAACACCAGAGAAGGACGAAAATGTAAGTGAATAATGGCAGTCTAGGCAATATTGACGTATCGAAGCTCACGTACCAGGGTCGGGAGGCTCTACGTAAGCTATTGCTCAATAGCTTTGACGCATTTTTTGAGTACCTGTTCGGTTACGAAGTCGCCCCTCACCAGACAGAATGGGCGATGATTGTAGACGGTCGTGCCTCCCAAGTCCATACATGTGCAGCCAGGCTAGCTAACCGAAGCAATGATATCTGTGAATGCCCGCTAGTGTTCTATCCAGAATATGACGCTCCCCGATGGCAGCAGCTCATGCTCATGGCACCGCGAAACCACAGCAAGACCGCTATGTTCAGTGTCGCCTATCCGCTATGGCTCATTGCTAAAGACCAGAAGGTTCGTATCGTCCTAGTCTCCAACACAGCTACGCAGGCAGAGTCGTTCCTTCGACAGATTACGACGATTCTTGAAAACAGTGAGAGATTCCGTGTTATGTTCGGTAACCTAGTGCCAAAGATTCCAGACAAGTGGACTCAGAAGGAAATCATTGTTGAACGTGACGCTCCAGAATTGAAAGACCCGACTGTCTCCGCAACAGGTACAGGCGGTGCGATTCTGTCCAAGCGTGCCGATGTGATTATTTGTGACGACCTGCTGAACAAGCAGAATACCCGCACCGCTATGCAGCGAGACGCTACCCGAGAGTGGTTCTTTGAAGTCCTGAAGCCAGTCCTAGAGCCAACAGGTCAGATGATTGTTGTAGGTACGGCGTGGCACAAGAAAGACCTGTACCACGAGCTAATGCGTAAGAAGTCCTACCAGATTAGGCGACGCTATGATGCAATTGTAGACCCTGTAGCTCACAAGACATTGTGGCAGTCTCGCTGGTCGTGGGAAAAGCTCCAAGAAGAACTGGAAGAGATGGGTACGTCGTCGTTCAATAAAGCTTACCGCAACCTCGTTACTGATAAAGCCAGTCAGGTGTTTAAGGATGAGCCACTGCAGCGTGCATTAGACCGTGGAAGCAACAGGACACTCATTTACCAGCTAGACTACAGCAACTGGGACTTAGGTGGTATGACGGTCTCGATGGGTGTAGACCTTGCGATTAGTGAACGCTCCACGTCAGACTATTGCGGATTCGCAGTCATTGGTCGCCTCCAGAACGGTGACAAGATTCCACTGCATTTGAGTATCGATAGGTTGTCCTTTGCCGACCAAGAAAGAAGGATTGTTGATTTGTACAGGCGATTTTTGCCAGGGATTATCATTGTCGAGAAGAACGGCTACCAAGCAGCCCTCACCCGAGACCTCGCTGAAGTCTCAGATATGCCGATTGAAGGCTACCAGACAGGCGGTGAAAAGTACGATGAAGAAGTCGGCTTGAACTCCCTAGCTGTAGAGTTCGAGAACGACAAGTGGACATTGCCTTGTTCGTCTAATAGTCCGTATTCAGTCAAGATGGCAAACATCTTAGTTGAAGCCATGAAGCAGTTTCCAGATGGACACACGCACGACTTGCTGATGGCTCTATGGTTCGCCAACACAGGTATGCGTAAGCTGATTTACACCGACAGACCAAAAGGTCACGCTGTTGGTTCGAGAAGGGATATTTTAAGGCGATAAAATGTTGTATAATAGAACAAAGAATAGCAAGGGGCAAAAGGAATGAAGCAAACAGGATTAGTTCGACGGATTGTATCAGAGATGAGAGGCAAGGTTAGTGAGTCAAACAGCTTGTGGAGTCGCTACCTCGGTTCGTTTTTCCGTCCAAATATTACAGTTACAGACTATGACAGGAATGACTACGACCTGTTCCGTTCCATTTATTACAACAGCCGTATCAATGGCAAAGGTGACGTGTACCAGCTTGTTGCAGCCCTAGGAAAGCCAATCGTCAACATCACCGCAGGATTCGTTATTGGTCGTGGTGTGAAGATTGAGCTTGAGAACGCAGGTAGCAATAACCTAATCCAAGAAGCTGAAAACGAAATCAACGAGTGGGTTCAGAAGAATGAACGCCACCTGTTTAACGTAGCCAAGCGTGCGTACCGAGACGGTGACGCATACATCCATATTGACGAGTTCGGACGTATCACAGACGTTGACGCTAAAGGCGTTGAGGTGATGGTTGACCCAATCAGCGGTAGAGTGATTGGTGCAGACGTTCGCCGAGAAGTCGATATCGTAGAAAGCTCCGACCTAACGGCTAATAAGAATAAGGTCAAGTATGTTTACGTCAAGCAGTACCGCACAGATTCAATCCGTATCTATCGCTATAAGGCTAACTCACCAAACGAGCCAGAGATTTTATGGGAGAGAGTCTATACCGATGATGGTGCAGTTGAAATCCCAGTCGATGAAGAAACAGGTCAACAGCTAGGCGTTCCTGCATCACGTATCCGTGAGCGATTGTTGCCGTTGAAGATGTATCATAACGAGCCAGAAGCAGAAGCAGTCTATGGCAACAGTGACTACCAGAACCTCCTGAGCCTATTCGAGCAGTACAGCTCTGTCATTAGAGAGGCTACCCGTGGTGTGAAGTATAACGCCGTGCCGATTCCGATTCTGATTGGCGTGAAAGACCCAAGCAAAACAGAAGCTAATGACCCAGCCACAAGCGGTGCAGGACAGACAGAACAGAACGAAGGTGTAGCGTGGGGTCAAGATAGAGTCATCTATATCGATAGCGATAAGGGCGACGCTAAAATGCTGCAGGGCAATAGCTTTATGGGTGATGTGTCCTCTCTTCTCCAGCTGTACTTTTACCTGATTGTTCAAGGCTCAGAGACTCCAGAGTTCTCGTTCGGTACAGCAGTCACTAGCTCCAAAGCCTCTACTCAGACCCAAGAGCCGATTCTCAGTATGAAGATTGTCCGCAAGCAGCAAGAGTTCGCTGAGTTCATCCAAGACATGGTGAATACGTACATTGAACGTCGTATTTTGATGAGCGACCCAGTGTACTTGCCACTGAAGGAAGAAATGCCAACAGTTCGTGTAATCTTTCCGCCTATCGCTGATGAAGACAAGACTATGACGCTATCTGCTGCTCAGTGGGGATATGAAAACGGTATCCTCACCGCCGAAAAGGTCATTGAGCTTGCTCTAGGTGATAAGATTAAGGATATCCCAGAAGAAGTGAAACGTGCTGTTGCTGAAGCCCAGAAGAAGAACGAAAGCTCCAGCAGCTCCAGTGACCGTTTAGTTCGAGACCTGTTAGCCCGCACCAATCAGACCAATCAACCGCAACAAACTAAAGGAGGCGAAGACAATGAAGGCACAGAAACTGAAACAGAGTAGGAGTAACGGCTGATGGTTGTTACTACGAGAGGCCCTCGCTCAGCAAAGAGTGATTATCTGCGTCAGGCTATTATGCTTGAGAATGAATTGCAGCAGCTGCTTGATGATTGGGGTGTTGATGTCCATGAAGCAATGCTAGAGCATAGCAGCTCTAGCGGTATCAAAGACACGACAGGATTGCTTGCAGCCCTCACCGCAACCGTCACTCTCTACCTAGTGAGGTTCGGTGAAACAATGAACGATAGCGTCGGTCGTATTGCTAAGCTACGTGCACAATCAGCCCTAGAGCGGTCAGTCCCGCTGCTGCGTTCTGTCAACGCCACGAAAGCATTGCACAGTTTCAAAGCTGATATGGAGAACTTCGCTGAATATGCCAAACGCACATGGCAAAGCGTACCGTACGGCTCATTTGAGTTAACGTTCCTAGACAGGATGGACGCAATCGACCTCAGCTCGAAGAAGACTATCACAAACATTATCCAGCTAGGAGTCAAAGATGGCTTAGGCTCTCGTGACATTGAAAAGCTGCTCCAGTCGTACATTAACCCGAAAGACGGTAAGCCAGGAAAGCCCTATGATATCGCCCGCAAGCTGTTGAAAGCAGATATGAAGTACTTGCCGAAAAACGTTCTGCCTGGCTCGATTCAAAGCAATCTGTATTCGATTGCCAGAACAGGCTCAGCCGAGATGTATCGCAACATGACAGACTGGATGTACGAGAAGGCTGATTGGGTAGATGGTTACGATTGGGTACTCAGCCGTAGTCATCCGAGAGAAGACATGTGCGATGAGCTTGCTGCTGCTAGTCCGTACCCGAAGAACGCAGAGCGACCGTTCAGCCATAACCACTGCTTGTGCGATTGGGTAGAGCATTTGAAAACGCCAAAAGAGTTGCGGGCTATGCTAGATAGAGGCGATTCGTTGTATAATCGTAATTAGATAGGAAACAAGGGAGGACGAAATGAAGAGAATCAAAGATAACGATAGTGACCACGTGTTTGCACACTTGCTGGGCAAGAACACTATCGAGATTGTACGTCAGAAGCAGCGGTTCATTATTTCGGGAACTGATTTTACGCTAATCGGTACGTCGTCAACGGGCAAAGAGAAAATGGTACTCACTGTTGAAGACGGCAAGCTGATTGAGGATGACCTCAAGTTCCGTGATACACCAGAGCTGAGCGATGAAGAAAAGGAGGCTCAGGCACAAGCCTTGAAAGACGCTGAAGACAATACCGAGACTGAAGAAGACGCTATGAAAGGCAAAGACAAAGAAGGCGAAAACAACGGTGAAGGTGACGACACCGAAGGCAAGAAAGAAAAAGGCGAGAAAGAAAGTGGAAAAGAATAGGAGAGACCGCCACCATATCGTTCACAATCGTGCTGAATGGAACTTGCGTCCAGCAGGTGCTATGATTCGCCGAGAAGGAACACTGATTCCAGAAATGCCTCGCACTCTCCACAACCTGATTCATTCAGAATGCCCGTCAGTACCGTTACTGGCGGTTCATTCGTTAGAGAGGACGGCTCAAATGTTCAGACCAGGGCGAGACACGCTAGAGTCAATGGATAATCTCATGTCCGCCATAGAGAAGTCCGTTGACCATCCACGTGCTCATGAGCTAGAACGCAACCTTGCCATGCTTGCCATAGAGGCTATCGACTTGCAGCGTCCATACATCCAGGAGCTATTCAGCCGTCATAACGCAGTAGTAATTCCCTTCCCGAAAACAGTTGCAAGATAAATGCTAATGCTGTATATTAGGATTAAAGCGATATACGCTGCAGAAAAGTTATCAAAACTGAGACGAGAGATTTATGTGTGAGGTGGAAGTCGTACATGAAATCACGTCTTGTTTTATTTAGAAAGGGGTATAAGGAGAAATGAACAGAAAGGTATTCGCAGAACAAAGTCGCAGCACGATTGCTGAGATGGATTCTTCGTCACTTGACAGTTTGATTCCCCTGAACCAAGACATGGTTGCGAAAGTGACCGAAGGTGACCCCGACCCAATGTTCGTTACTCTCGAAGTGCTGAATGAAGGCGTTTCTGCAAACGGTCGTTACTATGACGCGGACGCATTAGCTGAAGTCTGTTCTCAGATTAACGCTAACCGCCCAGACGGCTATGCTGGACACCTCCAACAGTCAGAACGAAGTAGTAAAGTGCCAGATGTCGAAACGATTTGGCTCGGTGCAGTAGTTAAGGAAGTCGATGGCAAGCTTCGCCTGTTTGCTAAAGGCTATGTCCTACCCGACGCTACGAAACGCCGTTCCTATATCAAAAGGGCAAAAGCTGCTGGCAAACGTATCTCCGTAAGCATTTACGGTACAGCAAGGCAAGTCTATGATTCAGCGATTAAGGCTTACCGTCAGGCAGCTATTGAACTTGAAAGTATCGACTGGGCACGATGGGGTGCGGAAGGCGTACGCACGTCAGGTAGCTTCGCCGTAACGGCTGAGATGCACGATGAGAGTAACAGTAAAGGAGAGAGTATGGAAAAAGCCGAAGTCTTGAAGGCTGCTACGCTCGAGGACTTGAAACAATACGTTAGTCCCGAAGTAATCTCCGAGATGACCAGCGAGGCGGTCAATGCTGCTAAAGCAGAGTCCCGTGAAGTCGTCAGCGAAATGGCAGATATCACTGCCCAGCTAGGAGATAAGCCTCTCGAAACAATCGCAGAAATGCGGAAAGAGAACGCTGAATTGAAACTTGACAAGGAGCTATCCTCGAAAGTTAGCGATTCAGTAGCTCGCAAGATGGTACGCCGTATGGTAGTTAGTGAAATGCGTGAAGACAACGCACTCACCGTTACCCAGGCGGTAGACCGTGTTCTAGCGAGTGAAGAGGGCAAGCATGTCGTCGCTGAAATGACAGCCGTAGAGCCAGTCGTTCAGCCGAAGATTGCACAGCCTGCTGCTAAGGCAGACAAACACCGATTCATCACGAAACGGGGCTAATAGAAACTATAAGTAGGAGCTAATAAAATGGCAGAAAATCTACGTTCAGATGGCAAAGCAGTTGACGTTGTGGTTACCCGAGATGTTCATAAAGGTGACCCAGTGTTAGCTGAAGGTTGGTGTGGTGTTGCTATGCGTAACGCTAAAGCCAACGAAACTGTAGCTATCGAAACTACGCAGCGTGAGTTCGCGTTCAATATTGGAGCAGAAGTCGCAGCTAAGGGTGCAGTGCTTTACATCAAAGCAGATGGTAAGCTTACCGCAACTGCTGGTACAGACGTTCCGTTTTGTAAAGTCACGCGGGCAAAAGATAGTAACAACATTGTGTGGGCAAAATTATTGCCACAGGTGAAATAAGAGAGGAGATAACAAAATGAAGTTCAATTTTGCTGAAGCTGCTCTCGAAGCAGAGAAAAAAGTCATCCAGGAAATGCGTGAAAAGGGTCGTGTTGAAGCCTTTGACTTTTCAGATGACATCCGCAGCGGTCGCTCGACCATTCGAGAAATGATTGGTACTAGCGACGGTGCGAAAGAGTTTTTGGAGAAAATCGTGTTCGACTTGGCAGCAGGTCGTCAGGAAGTTCCACTGCTCTATAAGGATATTTTCGACACTCAGACCGACGCAAACTTCCCAGAAGTTATGAAAGAGAAGACTGTTGGAAACGTCCAAACCGTATTCTTGGAGAAGTTCGAAGGCGGTGAAATCAAGTTCGGTTCATTCGGTGCTGGCGAAGAGAAGACTATCACCATGCGTACTTGGGCTTCTGGTATCGAATACGATGAAGATATCGCAGAGTACAACCAGACATGGCGTGTTGCCTCAATCGGTGAAAGCTTTGGTAAATCATACAACCACTTGCTGAACCACTTGCACCTTGGCTTGATTGTCAACGGTGTGTACTCAGGCACTACAACTGGCACAAGCTCGCAGGCAGATATCTTGGCAGCAGCTAAGGCTCAGAAGGGTCAGGGCGTAAAGAAACCAGGTGTTGCTCAGAAGATTAAGGGTGATATCACAGACAAGGCTGTATGGCGTGCTGCTATGCAAATCTTGCCAAAGGGTTCTGTCGTTCTGCACAACAGCTTTGACACCTTGGCTATCCAGAACGTGTTTGCGTCAGACTTGTACGTAAACAACAAGCCAGGTCAGCTGCAGCAGCACTTCGCTAACATCAAGTTCGTACCATATGACGGCGCGTCAATCGATGTAGGTGAAGACCACTACGACTACCAGGGTGTGCCACAAGGTACTGTTTACCTGCTCGTGCCGAAACTCAACTTTAAGGAGAAAATCAAGCACGACTTGCGTACCGATTCTGGTGATGGTGACTTGAGCCGTTTGATTCTCTCCCAGGTTGTAGGTCGTACTCGCCGTGGTGCATTGGCTGCACTTGGTGGTGAGAACGGTGCAATCAAAATCTCAGCTGCCTAGCAGTTGGGATAGAGGGCAGAAAGGGCTGGATAAAACCAGCTCTTTTTGTTATTATGGAGATGGGAAAGCTAGTGCCTGCCATAAGTTATCGCTCCCACGCGTTGAAGTTTTTTAGGCATAAACAATGGCTAGTTCCACCACTCCATTTTAGTGATTACCGTAATAGTCGGATGCTAACTAGAGCATCCGATTTGTGATATAATAGGGATATTGAAAAGGAGATAATAATATGGCAACAGTGGAACAGCTCGAAAAACTACGTCGTCGTATCGGCGACAGCTCAAAAAAGTTTGTTGACCGCTTCGAGGGCGACGGGAACACCACTGAATATGGCTTGTCATACCACAATGTCTTTAACGTAGTAGTTAGTATCAATGGCTCTAAACGCCCAGATGGCGATTATAAGGTTGTTGCCTCCAGCGGACAGATTCTGTTTCTTGCAGCTCCAGAGATGGACGCAGTAGTTGATGTAGAATACAGCTATGCTGGATATTCTGATGAACAGCTAAAGGGTATGATTGATACGTACGGCGTGAACGGTGCTGCCGTTGAGTGTCTGCAAGAGTTGTTAGCCGACAGTGCCAGGCTCTATGATTATCAGCAAGGGCAGACCTCAGACAAACGTTCCCAGGTGTTCGACCATTTGAAGGACTTGCTTGCCAGTGCAAAAGAAGCTGCAAACGGTACTACAAGCTATGGGTTGGTGTTTGGTCGTCGCCAGCCAGATATCCGACCGATTCATGCGGAGCGTCCAGATTTAACCCGCTCAGACATCTGGAGCAGTAATAATGTTTAGGAAGACGTTATGGTTATCAAGGATTGGATTGCGAGAGACCACCAAAACGCAGTAGTAAACAAAGAAATCAAGAAGTGGACGGAAATTACGGCACGCCAGTATGGAGTGCGTTCAGCCCAAGAGAACCCTGGCTTTGCAGCTGAAGTCGGGGCTGAAACATTTTTGAGAACCATTCCTGTACGCCTAGACCTATGGAACGGTAGCAGCACAGAGCAGCTTGATATTGTAGGCAAGGCTGAAGAAACAGATATCCGAAAGGGTGATAGATTCCGCATTAAGACACGACAAGGACGCTCGTATTGGCTGGTGGTCAATCGTGTAACGTTCTTTGGCGATACCGTGGAGCTAGGATTGAAGTATAGTTAGGTGGAATTATGAAGATTAGAGGAACAGACGAAGTATCAAAAAACCTGCAAGCCCTCGACCAGAAGGTCAAGCATAGGGCTGGTGTTATTATGGGCTACGTAGGTGCTGCAACTGTCACCCAGGCTAAACGAGGTGCACCTTGGACAGACCGCACAGGAAACGCTCGACGCTCCATTCACAGCGAGACTACAGCAAACGGTGCTAATATCGCAGTCAGTGTCGGTATCGGTGTGCATTATGGTGTGTATCTGGAGTTAGACCACGGCGGTAAGTATCGTATTATTGACCCGACAGTATTTGGTTACGGGAAGTCTCAAATGCAAGTACTATTAGGGAGTTTGCTATCATGAACAATGAACTACGCCAAACAGTAGCAGAGATTCTGCAATCAGACCAAAAGCTGCTCAATATGCTCAGCGACAAGAACGTACAATGGTCAGAGCCTGAAAGTGACAACGACAAGCCACACCGAAAGTGGAGTATCGTTCCGCTCGACAAGTTCCAGTACGACAAAATGAAGATGCCAGTAATCACGATTCAGATGGGCGACGATAACTTGATTGGCACACATTTAGTAGAGACATTATTGTACATTAGGTGCTATAATGGTAGTCAGAAGACCTACGTGGATATCACGTCGGCTTTAGACAGGGTTAGGCAGTTACTGCATAACCGCCGAGTCACTTTCAAGGAAAGCACGTTGATTGACTTTAAGTGGCAAGGAACGTCGGCTGAGTCGGTTGACCAGGCATGGAATATTCCATACAGAGAAGCTAGATTCAGCGTCCAACGTGTCTGAAGTAGGACACAGACCGTTACCAAAAATTAACTTTAACCGAGGAGTAGCTGTAAATGCAAGAAGATTTCAATCACGTTTACGGTGCTGGTATGCGCCATGGTCAGGTCAAGACCGCTGATGGAAAAGTCTTTGATATTGACGCGATTATCAATATTGAGGGTGACCCGCAGCAGGAAGATACGACCATCAAGGGTGATGATGTTATCAAAGCTACCTTCAGCTCTAACCGTACTGAAGATATTACGATTTCCGCAAATGGTATCAGCATGGACGTTCTGAAAGCTATTACAGGTAACGAGATTACCAAGAATGGCACAGACGGAGTTGAGATTCCTCTCGGCACAGTTTCTGAGCTGAACGCGCCGTACGTCGAGGTGGCAGGTGTTATCAACGCCCGTACTGAAGGCGGTACTGCCGTCAAGGTCACCAAGACCTGGCACAAAGTGCAGCTCAACAAAACTAAGATTACCGCTGGTAACGGAAATGAGCTTGCTGTTGAGATTTCAGGTTCAGCAGTTCAAGCGTCCAAAGACATTGCGGGTCAAGCATTAGCTTCTGTCCGAGTTGCAACTTTGAAGGTAGAAAAAGGTCAGGAATAAATCCTGATAGAAAAGGTAAGATAGATTAAAGGAGGCATTATGTCAGAGCAACCAAAACCACAAGTAGTATCAAGTGCAAAGGATTTCTTCCTTCGCCGTAAAAAGCGAGATGAAGCTGTCGCAGTCGAATTGCCAAGCGGGCTTGTAGTTTCCCTGAAACGACCAAGCGTTGATAAGCTGATTCGTGATGGACACATCCCATCAGACCTAGCTGTTAGTTTGCAGAAAGCGTCTGGCGGTGCAGGCTTGAAGGGTGGAGACCTAGAGAAGTACTATCAAGTAACCGACTTGATTACTGTCCACTCTGTTGTAGAGCCTAAAGTCCTGAAGGGCGATAAGGAACTTACCGAAGAACAGTATGAAGCTGGTTATATCTCTTTGAACGATATTGAGGACACAGATAAAGCTTTCATTATGGAGTATGTCCAGACTGGAGTAGCTAACCTGAAATCCTTTCGTCCTCAGCAGCAAGGCTGAATTACTCGATGAGCTTTGTAAAAGATATCCAGGCGTTCGCCCAAGTGACTTTTACGAAGGGTTAGATGAATATCAAGCTTTCGAGTTTGACCTAGCTATCGCTCATAAAGGAAAACTACGAGATGCTGAAGCTACGAATGCTCTGTTGCATGCTCTCCTAGAGGGTATGCGAAATATCATGAAATCAAACGGTGCGCAGGTATCAAATATGCCTAAGCCAAAGCCACTTGTAAAGGGTGAGCATGACGATGAAGTACCGTTGCTGAGAGATGTTTTATCAGCTCTCGGCGGAACAGGCACGATTCAGGAGTAAATAAATGGCAAACGTATTTTTAGGCTCAGTATACGCAAATCTGGAACTACGAGATACAGGCTGGACTACTGGTATTGCAGCAGCTCAGCGAAATATCAACAACTTCCACAGAAGCACGTCCGATGCAGCAGGTGGTAGCGAGACTTTCTCAAAAAGGTTCGCTGTTGCGATGGGCGTGATTTCTGGTATTGCGTCAAATGTTGTCAGTAGGTCTATCAACACCATTAAAGATTCGGTGGATGGTGCTGTTAGACGTGTTGACACGTTGCATGCTTCAGCTAGGACGTTCCAGTATATGGGCTTTTCGTCTCAGGCTGCTAGCAGAGCCACTGAGGCGTTGAAGAACTCTATTTTAGGATTACCGACGCCATTAGACCAGGCTATGCGCGGTATGACGGCTTTAGCTGCTACGTATGGTGATGTGGAGCTTGGTCAAAAGATGTTTACCGCTTTGAATAATGCCGTATTAGGCTTTGGCGGTACTGCTGCCATGGCGGAAAACGCCATTGCTCAGCTTAGCCAGTTGCCGATGGATGGTCCTTTGGACGCTCAGACATGGATGAGTCTTCGCAACAGTGGTTTGACGCCAGTGCTTGTTGCAATGTCTAAAGACATGGGAATGAGCGTTAGCCAGCTAAAGGCGGCGTTTGGTGAAGGAAAATTGAAGGTCTCTGATTTCGTCAATGAGCTTATCAAGATGGACAAGCAGGGTGGTGGCGGATTAGCTAGCCTAGCAAGTATTGCCAAGAATGCTACAGGCGGTATTAGTACCAGTATGGAAAATGCCAAGACTGCTGTGTCTCGTGGTCTTGCGTCCATTATTGACGCAGTTGGTCAAGGCAATATCGCTAACTCAATCAGCCAGAGTGGCAAAAGGATGGAGAACGCTTTGAATATGGTGGCAAAGGCAGTCCCGACAGTCCTCAACGCCTTTAACAGCTTGATGAACTTTATCAGCCAGAATAGAACCGTCATTGAAGTGTTAGCTGTAGCTGTTCTGTCGGGTGTTGCTGCCTGGAAAGCCTATCAGGTTGCTTTGACTGTTACCAAAGCTGTAACATCAGCCTATCAAGCTGTTAGCCGAGGTTTAGCTCTCGTTATGTCATTGCAGGCTCAGGGTCTAGGAATTGTTAGGGCTGCTTGGCTCGCACTAAATATCGCTATGAATGCAAACCCAATCGGTTTGATTGTTGGAGCGATTGCAGTTTTGACTGGAGTGTTGACCTACCTTCAACTGAAGTTCAATATCTTTGGCAAGGCGTTCGAGGCTCTACAGCCAGTGTTCTCTACAGTCGGTAGTTTCTTTGCTGATGTATTTGGAAAGATTGGCGCAGTTGCTACGAGTATCTTTAACGGCGTGGCTGATTTCTTCAAGAAATGGGGAAAGACAATTGCCATTGTCTTTGGTGTTATTTTTGCCCCGATTGTAGCTCCGATTGCAGCTATTATCTTGCTTGTGAAGAATTGGCAAACAGTCATGACTGTAGTGGGTGGTGCTATTAGTGGCGCACTTAAACCTATTGGTGTTGCCTTCTCAGTAGTAGCTGGTGTAGTTACTGGCGTGGTTGGTGCAATTATTAACGTAGTTCGCCGAGTTGCTGCTGTCATTGCTAGCGTCATTGGAACGATTGTTGGCATAATCAGCAGCGTTATCAGCACAGTTATTACCATTTTAATGCCAGTGATTCAGATTATTGATTTAATTATTACCGCGATTGTAGGCTTTGGCACTATTGTTTGGACAATCTTCAGTGGTATCGTTCAGGCTATTACGATTGTAGTTACTACGATTGTCCAAATTATCGGCGTGGTGCTTTACGGTACGATTATGAATATCTGGAATAATGTGTTTGTCCCATTCGGCACAGCTATCGCCTTTATTTTCACGCACTTAGGTGAGGTGATTACCATGGTAGGTTCAGTTATCGGTACTGTCATGACGACAGTCTTCAGCGTGATTTCGACAGTCTGGAGCGCAATTATGTCTGTAGTGATGCCGATTCTGTCAGCTATTTTCAACGTAGTGTCGTCAGTCTTTAACGGAGTACTCAGTGTCATTTCGAGTATTATGAATG